TCCAGTTGGGCCAGTAGGTCCTTGAGGTCCTATACCTCCATTTGGTCCAGTTCCTCCAGTAGGGCCTTGACTACCTGTATTTCCTGTGTTACCTGTAGGTCCTTGTGAACCAGTAGAACCGGTTGGTCCCTGAGATCCAGTAGATCCAGTATTACCTGTCGGTCCAGTAGGTCCCTGAGATCCAGTAGGGCCAGTAGGTCCGGTAGGGCCTTGACTACCCGTTGCTCCAGTACTTCCTTGAGAACCTGTCGATCCAGTCGGTCCTTGTGATCCAGTTGGTCCGGTAGGGCCAGTAGGTCCTTGACTACCAGTTGGACCAGTTGGTCCGGTAGGGCCTTGTGAACCAGTAGCACCTGTTGCTCCTTGAGGACCAGTAGGGCCTGTCGGTCCAGTTGGACCTTGACTACCCGTCGGTCCAGTATTACCTGTCGGACCTGTCGGTCCTTGACTACCTGTTGGTCCTGTTGGTCCTGTTGGACCTTGTGATCCTGTTGGTCCGGTAGGTCCAGTAGGGCCTTGAGATCCAGTAGCTCCAGTAGCTCCTTGACTACCTGTTGGACCAGTAGGTCCAGTCGGTCCTTGCGATCCGGTTGGTCCAGTAGGACCTGTTGGTCCTTGTGATCCAGTAGCACCTGTAGGACCTTGACTTCCCGTCGGTCCGGTAGGGCCAGTAGGGCCTTGGCTACCTGTTGGTCCGGTTGGTCCGGTAGGACCTTGAGAACCAGTTGGTCCTGTCGGACCTGTCGGTCCTTGACTACCTGTTGCTCCGGTTGCTCCTTGAGGGCCTGTTGGTCCGGTTGGTCCAGTCGGTCCTTGTGATCCAGTTGGACCTGTCGGTCCTGTTGGACCTTGACTTCCTGTCGGACCTGTTGGTCCTTGTGAACCTGTTGGTCCGGTCGGTCCAGTAGGGCCTTGACTTCCTGTTGGACCGGTCGGTCCTGTTGGACCTTGACTTCCAGTAGCTCCAGTTGCTCCTTGAGATCCAGTTGGTCCAGTTGGTCCTTGAGAACCTGTTGGTCCGGTCGGTCCTGTTGGACCTTGAGATCCAGTAGCACCTGTTGCCCCTTGAGGCCCGGTAGGTCCAGTAGGTCCGGTAGGACCTTGTGAACCTGTTGGTCCAGTTGGACCAGTTGGTCCTTGAGAACCTGTTGCACCAGTAGCACCTTGTGATCCAGTAGGTCCGGTAGGACCTGTTGGTCCTTGACTACCAGTAGGGCCTGTTGGTCCAGTCGGTCCTTGTGATCCGGTTGCTCCAGTAGCGCCTTGAGGTCCCGTAGGACCTGTTGGGCCTGTTGGTCCTTGTGATCCAGTAGCACCAGTTGGACCTTGACTACCTGTTGGACCTGTTGGTCCTTGTGATCCAGTTGGTCCAGTAGGGCCTTGTGATCCAGTTGGGCCTGTTGGACCTTGACTACCTGTTGGACCTGTTGGTCCTTGACTTCCAGTAGCTCCAGTAGGTCCTTGAGAACCAGTCGCACCTGTAGGACCTTGTGAACCTGTTGCTCCGGTAGAACCTTGAGATCCATTAGGTCCTTGAGTTCCTGTTGGACCTTGCGATCCAGTACTACCCGTTGGTCCTTGAGAACCGGTACTACCAGTAGGTCCTTGTGGTCCAGGTCTGCTATCTGCGTAAGCTTTTACTGATTGTTGTGTTGGTATAAGTGTAGCACTATTTGATGTCATTTCATCTTCGTCTACAAAACCTGTTACTGTAATAGAATTATCTGATAAAGAACCAAAAGTTATGGTACCGCTACCGCTTATGTTTCCAACTACTTCTAATTTTTCATTAGCATCATGTTTCCCTATTCCTACATTACCGTTATGATAAAGTGTTAATATTTCATCGGTACTGCCTCCATGACTTCTAAATTCTAAAGCTCTTTGAAATTTTAATTGTGAGTTTCTAGCGTCGCCTGAAGAATCACTACTTGATATATGTATAAATCCGTTATTTCCTTCTTCACCTAAAAGGAAACCTCTTTCACTTTTAACAAAATCACTACTGCTTATAGTACCGCCAGCTGCAATACTAGTATTGAACGAAGCGGCTCCTGCCGCAGACATATCTAAAGTAAGAGCTGTAATAGTAGAATTATTATCTACTCCTTTAAATTGAATATCTTTATTATTTTCTGCTGATTTTACTACAAAATGACCCGTACTACGTTTTAATCTACCAAATTCAGTTCCGTCATCTTTTAAGATTATATCTGCACCATCAGCATCTAAAACAATATCATCAGCTGAATCTAAAGTTATACTGCTACCTTCTATTTCAGTAGTTATTACTTTTCCACCTATGATATCTCCACTTGCACTAATTAAACCAGAAGAAGTTAAATTTCCTGTTAGGTCTATACTACCAACAAATGAATGTGTATCTGATTGTTCATCTCCAAATATTGTTGAGCCAGTAGCAAATGAAACAGATTGACTTACTATATTAGTTACTATTTCAGTAGCAAATATTTTTCCTCCTACAGTTAAATTATTACCGTCGAATGTTAAATTAGATTCACCTGCAAATGGTGTAGATGCATTTCCAGTAGCAGTTACTACTCTATTATTAGTATTACCACTTATTGCAGTAGACGCATTAGCTCCTTGTGGTCCTGTTGGACCTTGAGATCCAGTACTACCTGTTGGGCCTTGAGATCCAGTAGCACCAGTAGGTCCTTGACTTCCGGTAGCTCCAGTTGGTCCTTGAGAACCTGTTGATCCAGTAGGACCTTGACTACCTGTTGGACCTGTCGGTCCTTGTGATCCTGTTGGACCTGTTGGTCCTTGTGATCCAGTCGCACCTGTTGGACCTTGTGATCCAGTAGCACCTGTTGGACCTTGACTTCCGGTTGCACCTGTTGGTCCTTGTGACCCAGTTGGTCCTTGGGTACCGGTCGGTCCTTGGGAACCTGTTGATCCAGTAGTACCTTGAGGTCCTGTTGCACCTGTAGGACCTTGTGGTCCCGGTCTAGTATCTGCGTATGCTTTAACTGACTGCTGAGTAGGAATGAGAGTAGCACTATTTGAAGACATATCATCTTCATCCACAAAACCTGTAATTGCAATTGTACCGTCTGATAATGAACCGTAAGTAATAGTACCGCTACCACTTATATCTACTGATGCGGTAACCGGTTTATTAAGTGAAATTCCTACGTGAGCAGCATTGGAAGGATGAACTGCCCCTATTTCTAATATACCATCCGATTCAAATATATCGGGTTTAGGACCTAAAGATTCTATAGAAAATCCTGAGTTGCCATTTTCACCATGTGCTCTAAAAGCATCTCCATGAAAATCTGTATTAATACTACCTGATATATCTCCAGCTACTTCTAAATTACCAGATGCTGTTATATTACCTGATGCTGATATATCACCTTTTATGCCAATACCGCCGGTTTGTGTTATTAATTTTTGATCACCTGCAAAATATAGCCCAGCCCATGTTTCTTCTGAATTAGTTTTTAAAAGAAGTTCACTATCTTTATCTAAGACCCTAAAGTTGATTCTATTACCCCCATTATTAACTGTAAGAGGAAAAGGGGTTGATGAATCTTTATCAAGAGTAATAAAAGGTAAGTTACCAGCATGAAGTTGAAGTTTATTATCTAAAAATTCAATATGAGTGTCTTTATCCCCTGTATGTCTTATATATCGTTCAACTAATACATCTCCATCCACATTAACACTACCAAATGAACCTGTTCCGCTTGCAGATATATCTCCTGAAGCTGATATGTGTCCTGCTGGACCATCTATAAAGACTGTAGAGCTCCCGAATTGAGCTTTATTACTAAATATAGTAGCACTAGAACTTATAGCTCCAGAAGCTGTAATTTCACCACTGTTTCCATCTATAGTAACAAAAGGAAGATTTCCTCCTCCACCGTTAATAAATTTAGCAGCGAAAATTGTACCTGATGCGCTTATATGGCTACCAGTTATAGCATAGTTTGCTCTAATTCCTGATCTACCGCTTTGTTGTGAAGGAGCTCCAATATTAATTACATTACTGGATAAAGAAAAGTCAGGTTTTTTACCTTCTGATTCGAATGTAATACCGGAATTAGCATTGTCAGCTTGAAGTATTATTTCATCTACAGCATATACGGTAGAAGCGCTTATATTGCTAACAACGTCAAGGGAATTTAGCGAAGCGTCAGATCCGCTTGTAATCAGTTTTTTCCAGTTTGGCATATCTTGTTCTATTATGGTTGGTTACTAGAAATTTTCTAGCCCACTTCCCTTCCGGGCCAATAATATCGTATAATATACGAATATATTTTATAAATAGCAAAAGGTCCCAAAGGACCTAATACCTACTTATCTAAAGTTTTTATATGATCACCTATCTTTCTAAAGATAGCATAAAACATTTCAAATTCTTCTCCTATATATTTAGCTGTTCTAAGTTTAGCTAATAAAAATTCTGATTCTTCTTTTGTTAAACCTTGGGGTTCTTTAACCTTAGGTTTAATTTTATCTATTAATCCCATAAATTATAACTTATTTAATTACTTATTATACGTATATAAAAATATCGTCGCTTGAATCAACTCTAATATTACCTCTATGATCTGCTTGTGCTGTTGCTGCTGCAGCTACAGTACCGTCGAATACACCTGCAACATAGTAACTTACTGCTGCAGAAGTAGCATCATGGCCGATACCATTAGAAATAGCTAATCTACCATCGTTACCATTATAATCACCATTCCAAATAAGAGCAGATCCTGAATTGGCAACTCCAGTTGAACCTCCGAATATAATACCTGATTCGTCTGTAGCAGTACTAGATCCAGAATTTAATAAAATAAATCTATCTTCTACGTTTAAGTTAGTAGTTTGAACTTGTGTTGTAGTACCTTGTATATTTAAGTCACCAGTTACTGTTAAATTTGTAAATCGAGGTGAATCTCCTGTCTGTACTCCTAAATCAATATCATTTCCATTAATTGTAATTGTACCTTGAGCTCCAGATGAAATAGAACCTGAGACTGTACCTGTTGGCAGTATTGCGTCAATATCACCAGTAGTAACTGTACCTAAAGTTGTAACATTAGTTGAACCTTGATAACCATCTTTAAGACCGTCTGGTGTTACTGCTCTAGCAGTATCAGTACCGGTTGTTGTTTCAGCAGTTGTAGCTAATTCTACAATTCCTTTTTGAGTAACTGAAGCGTCTTGAATTTGACTTGAACCAGATACTACACCAGAAGGTAATATTGCAGTAACATTACCTGAAGTTACTGTTCCTAAGGTTGTAAGAGTCCCAGTAGTAGAATTTATGTCTACTTGACCAGAACCTGATATAATTCCGTCTGTAATACTAAAAGTTAATGTATCGGTACCTGCATTACCTACAATGTCTAGTCCAGGGTTACTCCCGGTATTAAATTTTAACTGTCCGTTTGAGTTATTTGCAATAAGGTGTGTAGTCCCTATAGATGCTGTTACATATGCTGTTTGAGCTGTTACCGAAGTAAGATAACCTGCATCGTTAGTTAATTGAGAAACATTAGATCCAGATACTATTAATTTTTTCCACGTAGCCATAAATCAATAAAATTATAAGTTGTTTTAATATAAATATTAGTTAATTATAAAAACCCTAGATAGTATTCATTACTTGAACTAAAAAATAATCCTCCTTCGATTGCTGTAGGTGTAATCGATTGAGAAACCATTTTTAAAATACGTCCTGCTTCAATATCTTGTGAGGCTGTTACATTACCTGTTATATTGATACCTCCTGCAGCAGTTTCTAATTTTTGATTTCCAGCATGATATAGGTTAACTTTGAATGCTTCAGAATCAGTTTTTAGAAGAAGAGCACTATTCCTGTCCACGACTCTAAAATTAACTCTATTACCGCCATTATTAACTGTAAGAGGATAAGGAGCGGCATCATCTTTTTCTAAGCTTAAAAAATTAATACCGCCAGCATTAAGTCTTATCTGATCATCAGTAAAATTAATAAAAGTGTTATCGTCACCCTTATGTTTTATATATTGTCCGACAAATAAATCTCCATCTATATCAAATTCACCATCTATTTCAAAATTACCTTTTACCGATAGGGAACCAGTAGTAGTAAGAGAACCTGAAACAGTAAGAGAACCGGTCAAAAACTCTCCAGCATCAGGTAATTCATTTCTTATTTGTTCCCAAAATATTTGTGCCATTATATCTCAAATTTTCCTACAGCCATTATTTCCATTTCATCAGTTATAGCTACTACAGTATCGCTAGGAGCTACAAAATCTATTAAAACATTACTACCTTGTTGTGATATAGATGTTATTTCCGATGCTGGAGTTAGTATACCATTTATAAATACCTGGAAGTCGTCTATTTCCGGTGAAGGGAAGTTAGCAGGTGGTGTTGCTATAGTAACATTTTCAAACGTTATACTATTATTTCCAGTATTAATGCTAAAGCTTTGATTATTTGTGTCTATAATAGTAGTTAATGCTAGGTAAGCTCTTTCATCATCCGTTATACCACTTGATTGAATAGTAGTAGTACTAGTACCAGCAAAAGAATCGTAAAATCTACTTTTAGTTGCTTTAGATACCGGTGATCTAGCCGATATATCGAGTATTTCTTCAGTTCCTGATACTTCTAAACCGAATTTAATAGCTGATTTCGAGTAAAACTTGTTCATATTAGCTATAGACGTATTAATACTATCAGGTACTATATGTCCCATCATTTTTATTTCGAAAGATGTCTTTACTGTACGATCTTCACCTTGATTCATTTCAGTAGAAGTGCTATAACTGTCTATCATAGCTCTAAAATTGAATTTTTCAGGGTCTCCCCAGTAAGCATCAGAAGCAAAATTGATAGATTCTACTATTTTATTCATTTGCTCAACATATTCAGTGAAAACTATACAAGAGTAGGTAATATTGACGTAATCAGGAATTATTACCCCATATAATTCTTCAACTGGTTGTCTATTAGTAAGAGTAGAAAATTTATCGTAAATATTCTTTTTAGAATACTTTTTTTGAAATATAGAAAAATTATTAGGATTATTAGCATCTAATTTATTACCTAAACTCCTGTTTTTTTCTATAGAATCTCTTTTAAACATTATTAACGGTGTTTGTATCTTACCGTTTTTGTCACGATAAAAGCCGTCTTTTTGTACTGATTTCCATCTTTCAGGGGAGCCGTACAAGATAGGTACGTTTACTCTTTTACCATTACGGATAACTGAAGGTTTAATGACGTTATTAAAATAGTATACTATAGTTTCGTCGATATCTCTTAATCCTATATGAAATTGCTTAACATCATCACCTTTTACTGATCTATTGTATGCTCTATTTTTTTTTAAAACATCAGGAGTCGGTTGTTTAGCAGAATTATTGTAAGTCTTAATAGAGTCTTGCGATAATTGTGATTGTCTCTTAGGTAATATTCTAGTTTTTTTAGCCATATCTTATCTTACTCTTGTTAATCCTACTTTTTCAGCTCTAGTTAAGTGACAATCTACTATAATAGATACAGAAGATCCAAATTTGCTCCCATAATTAGTTAAATTGTAACTATTATCCCTACCTACAAATAACTGGTTCTCTCTTACTGTATCTACTTCATAGTAATCTTCATGCCAAAGTACTATATCCCCTACTTCAGGAACAGTTTTTGCATCTACTAAATCTTGTCTGATAAATGCAAATGATGCTTCTCTCATCAAATCAGGACCGAATTCATCAACATTTATAACTTGATCTCCTCTTGTAATGAAGCAATTCAATTTGATAGGATCTAAAAATACTTTATCAGTAGCTTCTCCATAAATATTAGCTTGAGTATTTTCCAAAGAAAGTTTATAGTAGCCTATTTCTTGTTCTACTATATCTTTTAAAAGTTCTCTACCTATTCGTGTAAGAACATTAAAATCTTTTTGACTTCCAAATAACATATGTTACTTTTTCTTTTCAATTGTTTTTTCAGCAACCTCTATTTTTTTAACTTCAGGTATTCTTTGAACTGAGGTTTGTTTAAACGAAGCAAAAGCTTCACTAGCTGTTTTAGTAGTTAAAATTTTAACTTTCATTACAGCAGTATTATTATTTGAATCGTGCGATACCTGTCCTATAGTTAAAACACCTGGTATAGCTCTAAGCATTTCACCTATATCTTGAACTGTTACGTCTTCCGAATGGCCTATTCTTACCATTGCTTGGTAAATAGAAAATTGTATTTCTGATATTAATTTTAATATTTTCATTATCCTATATAAATGTGCATTGGTACCCCAGCCATAGCATCGTTAATATACTTCGTTTGAGTTGCGGCAAGTTCTAATTGATTAGTCATAGAAGCTGTTTGCATCGTAGCTTTTAAATCTTCTACTAAAAATACTTTTTCATCTCTAGCATCAGCTAATAAATCTGCGGCGTTCATTGTAACTTCTGAACCTGGTACAGGTACTGTCTGGTACTTACCTCTAACGTATGCAAGCATTTCTTTTGCAGTTGCTGCTGCGTATTTATAAATCCACTGTCTACCTATAGCATTAATTTCTGAATAAACTAAATTTTGAGCGTTTACGTTAGAAATATTAGTAGAAAATCCTGTTGAAGAAGTACCTCCCCCTGTACCTGATATTGAACCTTGAGAACTTGCTTCAGCATCAAAATCAATACCATCGCTTTCGTCATAAGATTTTTCAGCAGTTCTATAATACTGTACTTTTAGTTTACCATTTGTTTTAGGAACTGGAAATATTCTTAATTTATTATTATTTATTTCAAAAGTATATGCTGATCTCCTAATTTGATCGTTAAATTCTATAGCTTGCACTTTTAACATATCGTAAGATGCAGGCATTAGTAAAAAGTTTACGCCAGGACTAAAAGAACCGAAATCAAAAGCGTCCATTAAAGATTGTATACCTGTTCCGGTACCAGCGTATGGATCGAAATATCTTAATATAGATGGAGGAGCTTCGTAAAATATTTTTCTTATTTCTATATCACCATCTCCTATTAGTGCTTCTAAATCATATTCTTGTTGATTTTGTACTAAGTCTATTAGTGCACTTTTAAGGTCAGTATCTCCCCCTACTCCTGCTTCCATACCGTATTGTTTACTAGCTCGTATAACACTTCTTAAGCTTGGTCTAAATAAAGTTTTATTTACTGCTTCGCCCGATGCTCCACCACCAACTTGACTTGAAATACTTTCAGCAGCTATTGCTTCGATTATTTCTTTACCGTATGCAGTAACAGCCTCTTCGAAAGCTGTATAAAAATTTCTTTCAGTAAGTTCGACATCTAGAACAGGAAATCCTAATTTTTCAGCTATATATCTAGCTACTTTAGGTGCATCCTCTTGAAAAGCTAAATCGTCATCGTAAAAACCGAAAGGAGTCGATTCTCCAGCTACGAAGTTAGTACTACCGTCCCAAATTGCAATATCAGCCATATTATTTTATTTTAGGTTAAAGCTATAAAATAACCAACAGTAGCATCAGGATCTATTGGAGATGCTTTGATAGATCTTAAATCTCCATACAAAAATCCGTCATTGAAAGTTTCACTAACGAACTCTGAGCTAAAAATAAAGCTACCGCTACCGGTTACTAAAAAATTTAACTCACCAGTAGAACCACTAACTTGTAAGTTAATTGAACTACTTGCAAAATTAGTTACTCTAGCATACTTAATGCTACTTGATACAAACTGACCAGCTCCTGGTAGGCTATCTACGTTAATTAATTCTGTTGAAGAACCTGAAGGTATATTCATTACTCTAGAGTCTGCATGATTGATACCGGGAATACGTATTTCTACGTTAGTACCTCTTTCAACTCCATTAAGTTTAACTCTTTCTCTTATAAAGTAAGTAAAATTGGCCATGTTGATATAGTTTATTTATAAATAGCTATTAATCCCTGAAGGTTTTATATACCTCTAATATAGGTGCAACTATTTGATGTCTATGATTATACTCTAGAGAAGCTGTTTTAAATCCTGCGACATTTTCCTCTAATCTTGCTAAAAATGAAAAACCAGTATCTCTTTTATTTTTAAGATCAATTTGAGCTAGATCTCCGCATATTACCATTTTAGAACCTTGACCTAATCTTCCTATAACTGTTTCCATTTGGCTATGTGTTACGTTTTGAGCTTCATCGACTATAACAAAAGAATTGACAAAAGTACGCCCTCTCATAAAAGCAAAAGGCACTATTTCTATACTACCATTTTCTATCTCTTTTCGAACTTTTGCTTCGTTATAAAGCATAAATAAGTTATGATAAATTGGTGCTAACCATGGATCCATTTTTTCTCTTATATCTCCTGGTAAGAATCCTATTTCTTCTTTAGCTACTGTTGGTCTTGTTATAATAACCTTATCTACTTGTTTAGTAAATAACATATCTAAAGCAACTTGAGTAGCAACTAAAGTCTTTCCTGATCCAGCCATACCTTTAAGCATAGTTATAGGATTTTCAAATATTAAAGCTTTAGCTTTTTTCTGTTCTTCGTTAAGTTGTATATTAAATTTGATTGGTCTTTTCGGTCTTCTTTTTTGAACGAACACGTCGTCGTTGTGATGGTTTGAAGGCATATATAAAACGTTTTAGTTTGTATATATAAATATCAGAAAAATAAAGTATATAAACAAAAAAAAAGAGGCCCGAAGGCCTCTCTTAATTTAATGTATCAACTAATTAAATAGTAGTTACTCCGTTAACGAAGATTCTACCATAGAATTCTGGTCTAATCATCTTCTTAGCATAACGAGTCATGATACCTTTTCTTGGTGTAAAGGTATTTGGATCGTATACTAGAGGAGTCATCATTAATGGAATATATGGGCAATAAGCAGCACCTGTTTCTAAGAACTGAGAACCTCTATATCCCATAAGGATTGTGTTTTCAGTCATATAAGGGTTCTTATATACTTTATATCTTCCG